CATGTTTTCTGATATGCCTTTCGTTGAAATAAGCTTTGGTAATGTCGACTAAATAATCAACGTTTACAGTTTCGTTTTCATATTCCTCAGAAAGACCCGGCAATAAAGTTTCCTCCATTTCCTCAACCAAGTCTTTCGGCAAACCATTTCCGTTTTCTTTTTTTCGATAGTATATTGCCTCAAAATCTTTTCCGGGGGCTTTTTTATATTTATCATAATATTCCATGACCCAAAGTGCTATTTTCTTAGCTGTTTTGGATTCGAATAGCTGAATAGTCCAGTAGTCTTTTATCTGTTGGATATATTCGGTTGATGTTATCAGCGCGATTATGATTTTTCTTTCCTCAATCATACTCTAATTTTTTATAATTTGGTTGTTCTTTTATCTCCAAGCGAGATTTGCTTGAATTATGTAGCTCGGAGTGCAAATAAAAGTAAGTTCAAAAGATACACGCTCGATTGGTTTGAGTGTGTTTATTTTTCTCAGTTTCAAAAATAAGTTTTTCATTACGATCTTGTTTTTTTGAATTTGTCTGCGAGTTCATCTGGTTCAACGTATGTCGATTCCATTTTGTCTTGCTTTTTGTATCCGTCGTTTTCCATTGCATTTTCTAAACGTATAAACTTTTCACGTAAAGAAGATCCTGATTCTATTACTGGAATATATTTACCCCCTATGTTTCCGGCATACCAAAACAAAACTCTTTTTATGCGCTTAAATGAAATCCCATCTGTAATATCCATTTTTCGAATATCATTCGCCCATGAGTTTATTTTGGCCGGCGTTATTTTTATATTCTTTTTGGATATGATTATATCGGCTAACATTTGAGCTAATGGGATGTATTCTTTATTATTCTCTTTGGATGTATTTGAAAAAGTGGGGACAGTACTTTCTATTTCTTTGTTATTTCTATATATAGTATTTATACTATATGGGGTATTATTTTCGTACCACAAGACCTCCGATTTTCGTACCTCTATACCTAATGCTATTTTATTTATCGTAATCCATTCTTTAGCAGGGAGTCCTTGCATTTTTACACGGAGAATTCCTTTTGAAATCAGCAATTGTTTGTACTTTCTTATCACTGATTCTCCAAGATTCAATTCTTCCATTTGTCTTTTATGTGACAAATAAAACCATCCTTGACAATCAGGGTATTTTTCTTTAAAGTATTCTGCTTTATTTATGTAGTTTCCTAAAATAATAGCAGGAAGTAATCCTAATATTTTTATAGCTTTTTTGTTTACAGAAATGTAGCCGCCATCAGAATTAAAAATCTCAAATATTAAATTATCTGAAAGTGATTCTGATTCTATATTTTTAGTCCTTTTCATGCTTTTATTTTTAAGATATGCTACCGAGTTCAAGGAGTTTTCTTAGATTTTTTTCAACGCGAAGCAAAGACCATCCAAATTTTTTAGATATGGTTTTCATTATAGATTTTGTTTCGATTAATTTTTCATATTCAATCAAATAAGAGCAAAGAATATAAGTTGAAATTAAATCACTACATTCTTTTTCTTTGATGAAAATATTAAAAAGGTTACTTGGAATTGTAATTACGTTAGGCTCGTTTGGAGAGCAATCAACAGCTTTCATCCCAATTAGGTTTAGATTTTTCATATACCTTTAAAATAAAAAAACCTGAACGGTTCGGCGGTGCGACGCTTCCCCATTCAAGTTTATAGGTTTTACCCTTTTATTTTTTACATCTACCTCGCACAGTAGAATATTAATGCAATTATACAAAAGAGTAGAGTCAATTCCAAATAAAAGTTTCAATTAGTTGATACTCAGTTCAGAGCCTCCTTTTTCCAAATCCCTGATGTAACCTTCTCTGTCGTCCGGGTGTGTAAAACACAAAATGAAATCACTCGGTTTGAAGCACAAATACTCAACAGTAAGGAATTTGTTACAGGCCATAGCACTGCGAATCATTTTTGTCCTAACTCCACTGTTTTCAATGGTTGTTACTGGTCTGGTAGTCCGTTGCATTTCGTCCATGATTAAAGTTTAAGATAAAAGTTTTAAAGTTAATTGTAAGGCTCTTTCGTGTAGTTGCTCGTAAGAGATTTTTCCCTTACTATAAGTAGATAATCTCGAATACACAGAATCATATTTATCAGCAACAAAATCCATTTTGAAGATTGTTGTGATAAAGATGTGCTGTATGTTTTCTTTTCTGACTCTTTCTTCGGCAATGTAGTTTCTCATTTGTTTCTTTTTAAAAATATAAATTCGTCAAAATGAGCCTTTACTGGTTCATCAGTACCCTGAACCCAGACACCACCATCCCCATTGATTTCTCCCTTTTTTGGGGTGATTATAGTGTGAATTGTGCCGGGAAACATTTTGTTGTGTTGGTAGCCTATATGCCAGCATTGTGTGATTTTTATTTTCAGGCCGATGTAGGAATCAATCGGATTTTTTGTCCTTTTCATTTGGGGTTACTAATAGTTTACAAACGGGAGCTGAAATAAATCCAGACGCAACAAAACGCAATGGTTCGGAAACAACCCCAGCTTCTACCAAAATGTCGAGCATTCCATCATTTTCAGAGTAGTCTTTTATAATCACTTCGTCTGATTTCACATTTACTTCGGGCATATTAATTGTGGCAATTGCCACACATCCGGCATCTTCTTCATCAAGCAATTCAAAACCGATTCTATCGTTTGAATATTTTCCGAATGATAGATAACAGTTGTAACCCATAAATCTTACTTTTTTCATATTTTCATTTGATTAATTGTTTTACAAAATAGTCAGCTTCACTTTGTTCCATCGTAGCAGGATCACCAATTATCGAAACACGAAAAGCATCAACACCCCTAAACCGCAACTCAGCAATCAATTCTTTTGCCTGTTTTTCGGCTTGCATTTCTTTGCTAATGTTTGAGTTTGCTTTTATGCTTTCGATTGATAAAGACTTTTCTTTTTTTGGAGAGCTGTCAAAAACAACAGCAACACGTTTAAAAGTTTTTGCTATAATTTTTAGTTGCTTTGGCATAAAGTTTATCCCACTGGTAGCAAAGGAACGAGCACCAAGCCTCCAAACGTCGGTCGTACCTTCCACACAAATCCCGGTTTCTTTCCACGCTTCCTGCTTTCCGTACAAAATATCCTTATGTGGGATTATCTCACGCTCTAAGGGGCAAGCCTGATATTTAGTCATAGCTTTTCCGGTGATGTCTCGAGCATCGAAAGACACCTGTTTGCCATTCCAAACATAAGGGATAATGATTCGGTGCTTATAATTTAAGTCCCCTAAAAGACTTATTGCACCTGTACCCATCAATCCCCAAACTTTTTCTAAATAGTCAGGGTCAAATCCCCGGCTCTCTAAATATCTTTTGTGGACTGGTTGCAGTGGTGTTGTAGGGCTTGGCAGTTTATGCGGTTTGGTATTTTGGTGCTCTGCTTTTTCAACGTATTTGATATAAGTTTTCCCACCATATTGTTTGATAATTTCCTTTGCTTTGTGCCAAGGGATATTTAACAACATGGATATAGAATCAACTAAAGGATGAAATCCACAACGATAGCAGGATGAATACGCTCCGTTTACGTTAAACCCTAAATGATAGTTATTTGAACCCTCACAGTGGGGACAATGCACATTAACCCATCCGGCGTGACTATGCTTATGTCCCTCTGTGACATAATCAATAGAATAATCATTAAGCAACGAAATAATATCCATTTAATCACTCTCTAAGGAAACAAATGTGAATTTTATACTACCATCGCTTTGAACTATCGTTTGTCCTTTGGTGAATGTATAATCAGGCAAATTTGCCGTAGCAAACGTACTTTGCAATATTAGTATTTTTGCTTTGTCTCTTTCAGTGGTAGCAATAAATGTGATTTCGCCTGTTAAATCAATTAGCATTTTACACAGGTTCTAACAAATCATACTTTGCACGGCCTACAAATGGGGGAAAGTGTCGGGCAACTTTTGTTTTTTCCTTTTTGCCGTGTTTGTTTTCTACTTCCCGGTCAAACCATTCGATAGACTTGTACACAAGAAATCCGGCTTTTCTTCTTTTCAACCATTCTCGTTGCTTTACCAGATAAATTCTGTAATCAGTAAAAGACATGTCGGCAGGGCGAGCGGTGATAATTTTGACTTCTCGGTTAAATTCCTTTTTTTCTTTTGGCTTAGCCTTGGTTTCTGAAATTACACGATGCTCACTTTCTACAACCAACTTGGTTTCTTTTTTGGCTCCGTTGAAAATCTTTGAAATTAAGTTCATAATGTTTAAAATTAAATGGTTAAAATTATTTTGAAAATAGTAAAGGGTAATAATTATCAGGGATGTTATTAGCTTCTAAAAAGCCCGGAACATCTGTTTTTAACTTTTCCATAGTCGTTTCTCTGTTCATTCCTTGTAAAATACGAATAGAACGACCTGAATGCCCGACATACGCACGGGCAACTACTTTGTGGTTACAATAAACCTCACATTTGCCTGTTGGGTCTGTGTAGTACTTTGTGTTCATAGTTTTTATGATTAAGTGTACAATTTCATAAGCTCTCCGAGTAATGATTCTTGTTCAGTTTCAACCCCGTCAATCACCCCGTCAATGATTTTCCTTTTTTTGTCGAGCAATTCAGCTATCTTTTCTTCAATTGTAGCCAAGGCAAGCAAGTAGTAAATATTTACACCGCGCGTTTGCCCTATACGGTGAACCCTATCCATCATTTGATCCATAATTTTAGGATTCCACCCTAACTCTAAAATAAGCTCGTCACTGGCCGCTGTGAGCGTAATTCCAACGCCCCCAGCTTTGATATTCGTAATGAATAATTTATAAATAGGGTCGTTTTGAAATGAATCAACAACTTCCTGCCTTTTGTTTGGGGACGTGGAACCGTCTAATTTAAGACTGATCCCCGGAAAAGCGGCAAAAAGAGCATCAATAACAAAAGTATGGGTAGTCGCAATTACAAGCTTTCTATCACTTTCCAGAAAATCCTTAATCCATTCGATAGCTCCCTTTAATTTTCCTTTTACTGCAATTTGTTTAAGAGCTTCTATTTTTTGGATAGCTTCTGCGTTTTGAGCGCGTAAAGCCGCGTCTTTTCCTTTGTAAGCAGACACCCACGAAATAAAGCTATTTTCGGCAAAGTCATATTCTTTTTGATTAGTAAGTTCAATTGGAACAAAAGAAATCACTTTGTCAGGAAGTTCGGGCAAAACATCTTTTTTCAACCTACGCAACATTATCGAATTGGTTAATGTTTTGTGTAGTTTTTGAATGTTTGTCGCTCCGTTGTAAGACCACCCAAATCCATTATTTTTAGGATCGCAAAATTCCCAATAGAAATCCCACGCAATTGGATACAATGTAGGATCAATCATATTGATAGCGTTGTATAACTCCGAAGGGTGATTCTCAATCGGTGTTCCTGTCAATGCCATAAATGTAGGCACTGTTTTTTTGATTTTCTTAAATGCTTTTGTTCTTTTGGCAGAATTATTTTTTATCGCTTGCGCCTCATCAGCCACAATCATTTTGAACTTTGTTTTTATTATTTCTTTTTGCCAGTGAAAAAGAATATCATAATTTATGATGGCAATTTCAGCACTTATTTTATATGGTTTTTCACCTGATAATACCTGCACAGTTGGAACGGGTGACATCCATTTACCTATCTCACGCTTCCAGTTTATTTTAACGCAAGCAGGGGTAACAATCAAAGCTGGTAATTTTTCTTTTCTTCTCAGTTGTAAATATGCAATAGCCTCAATGGTTTTGCCCAAACCCATATCATCAGCGTTTAAGATATTGCCATTGTGTTTGTCGGCGAACAAAACACCTGTTTTTTGAAATGGGCGTAATTCTCCTTTTAATCCGGGAATATCAAAAACAATACTTTCTATTTCTGATAAATTAGCCATTTTAATGTTGTTTGATTGTGTATCCAAATATTCCTTTAATTTCAAACAAATAGAAAACCCCCAACCTTGTAAAGTTTGGATATTATCAACGTTCAAAGGACATGACCAGCACTTCGCTTCCATGTGGTATTTACGCCCTACAATAGAGCGTACCTTAACCAAGTCATTAGCATTAAAAGGAAACCCAATTTTGATAACCTTTACACCCTCTTTGTTTGTTACCAAAGAAGCGGTTTTAAATAATACTTTTGGGTAGACTTTTGTTTGCATCACTTTGTTCTTTTAAACGTTTTTTTGATTATTGTAGGCTCTGTTTGGGCGAATTCCTCTGTAACCGCCCTAACTACTATTTCTTTGTAAATCGCATGGTAGAGAGGTTCTTTCCGGTGTAAAATCGCATAGAAATCCCTATTCTCTGCCAAAAGAAACGGACAATCCTTTTCAGAGATTTCAATATTTGTTTCTCTGGGAAAAAGGGATTGAATCAATTCTTCGGATAAAGTGTTTACGTGATTGTTGAAATACTCTAAAAACGAAATATGATCGTTCTCCAACACAGCTTCGATAGTACATTTAGAAAAATTCTTTGCCCAAATGTAATTTTTATTTGTTTTTGCAATTGCTAACACTTTCATTTTCGAGTATTTTATCAATTTGTTTTATAAATTCGAAATAACAATTTTTTTCAATAAGAAGACGTGTGATTGTCATATCTGATATATCACTATTTTGTATTAGTGTATTGTTATCAGATATTATCCTCACATATCTTTCCTTTAAAGCAATTAATTTATGTATCATAGTAAATATGTTTCTTTGATTTTGTTATACCTATGAACAAAAGTATATACGTATTTAGGAACATCGAAAGGAATCCCGAATTTGTTAATCCCTTTTTTATTCGCCCAACCTGTATGTGTTCCACAATTCCATTTTGCCGCTATTTGTTCGATTGTTAAGCCTTTTTCTAACCAGTCAGATATAACAACCCTAACTAAAAGATCTTGGTTTTCCGGGCTTGTATCAAGCTGTTTTTTGAAGTATAGGATACACCAACCTTTCCACGTATCCGAAAGTATTTGATATTTACCAGCATCCCCAGAGCCACCAACGGCATAGTAATTCCCGCCGCTCTCAACGTGTGACAATGTTAACATAATCAAAGTTACTTTTTCGTATTTAAGCGTTAATTTTGCGGTTTCTTCTTTTTCTTTGTACGATTCAATGGTGTTAAATGGATTTGTTGGTGAAAAGGCATACATTGGAATCAATGTAAGCAAAAAAAGTATAATCTTTTTCATTTGTATTTATTTAAGTGAGTATTATTTTTTACTTAGAAATTACAAGTAAATGAATTCTGAGTAAAAATTCAAGTTGATTAAAATTCAGTGATTCTAACAATCTTTTTTTCTGTGTGATTGTATTTATTTTGTCCGTAGGTTCAATAAACTTTTCAATTAGAATTTTTTTAGTTTTCATAATTTCAAAATTTAATTGTTTATACTGAGAAAACCCCGCACCGTTTTAAAGTGCGAGGTAAAAATAAACCGCTCAAATATAAGCAAATTTTTTAAATCAGTTAATTTGGTGTATTTCAACCGTTTGGACAATGTGATTTTATAGATTCACAAATAGAACATAACCCGCAAGGGACTAAAAATACAGAATCAGTAAGCACCTCGTTTGATAACGGAAGTTTAATGGATACGATATACATAAATCCGTCGCTAATGTAATCAAGGTCTTTAATCAATCCTTTTTTGCCAGAAAGACCAACAACAGGGGAATGATTGATTATGCACATTTTACCGATGTTCTTTTTCAAATCTTCTTTTTTCATATTGCAGCTCTATATGATTGAACTTTTTGAATAAATGAAAAATAGTCTTTTGCATAATCAGAATCTTTGTGAGTACGGATAACACGCTCTTTAAATTCATTAATAGTGCCTTTAAAACAGCCGCAAATGACTAATTCTTTTTCCTCAGTCCAATACACTGTTGTTTGATCATTCCTGCTTCCTATTTTTGCAGATACTATGCGTTCGGGGTTTTCTTTAAAATTACTGCAATAACTGCAATTCCTGCAATTCTTGCAACCACTGCAATCACTGCAATCACTGCAATCACTGCAATTCCTGCAATAACTGCAATAACTGCAATCACTGCAACCACTGCAACCACTGCAACCACTGCAATTCCTGCAATTCTTGCAACCACTGCAATCACTGCAATCACTGCAATAACTGCAATAACTGCAATTCTTGCAATCACTGCAATCACTGCAATAACTGCAATTCCTGCAATTACTGCAATAACTGCAATTCCTGCAATTACTGCAATTCCTGCAATTTTGCAAAGTTTTGCTTTTTGCACTTGCTGTTTCTTCTGTTTCTAAAAAACAGCTCCATTTGTTTTGGTTTTCATCAACCCAATAATCATTTTCTTTTTTCATACTCAATTTTTCATATAAAAGTTAATATGATAATCCAATACATCCCAATTTATACCGATGTTACAATCGTGGGATGATACTATTTGCCTCAATATTTCGCGGGCTTCGTCGTCGGTTAACGTAAGATCATAACTTTCCTTAGCACGTTGGATAACATCATCTTTGCTCCACGTGATTGTAATTGTGTCCAATTTGTTCTTTTTCATAGTGATTTGTTTTTTTTTAAATTCCAAATGTTTCTTTTCTTTTTGGGATATTGATAAACCGTGAACATGTTTTTAAATAGTCCAAAGTTGTATCGCCTTTGTGTCGCAATTGGCCAAAATCAGGGCACAATACAACAAACTTCTTTGCTGCAATTCGCTTAAAAACATGTAAATCTTTAAATGAAATAGCATGATATGGCACACCATTTGCACACCAGCGGTTAGGAAAAATGCAAAGTGTAATACAATCCTTTCTTTTTCCTAAATACGGATATTTTTCGGATACTTCAGAACTAAGAACGTCAACCATAGCCCCCATAAAAACGACCAAAGGTTCCCCGGTTTGTTTGTGTATGTAATATTTCATACTGATTTGTTTTTAGTGAATAGTTTAGCGGCTTTGAAGCGAATCGAACGCTTTTTGTACCATCCCACATTCGGGCTATCATCCGAAGGGACAAAGCCTTGTTTATTTGACCAAATTTGAAGTATTTCTAAAAAGACAATAGAATCTTTTTCGTTGCAAATACAGCACATAATCAGGGCAAAAATGAGTTATTTGGAAGTAGCTAACAAAGCAGCCCCGATTTTGCTCATATTCTTTTTGTTTATTTTATGGCATCCGATTTTCAAAACACCATTCAACCCGATAACCGTATAAGTTGAGTATTGGCCTTGTAGCTGGAATCCTTTAATGTCTTTCTTTTCTACAATCATTTTATACAAAATTGCAGCCTGTTTAACAGGAATGTTGATACGTTGCGAAGTTTGCACAAAAGCACCATCCTGTGAAAGTCTGCAAAAATCTTCATCAGAATTGTAAACCATATCTGCTTTGTATTCGAAAAAGTCTTTAAGGGCTTTTTTTACTCTTTTGGCTTGCTCTTTTTTCTTTTTCAATTCAGAGGCCTTTAAAACCTCTGCTTTTTCAGCTAAATAGGTTTTTACATCTTTGGTTCGAAATACCTCAATAGCCGCGTTTATTTCCAGAAAATCGGTGATATGTTCCCCTTTCCATTGTAGATACTCACAAAAAGAGTGATACAATCCCTCTGCTTTTTGTATATACATTTCCGGCTTTTTTGCTTTTTGAAAAGCATTGATAAGATTCTCTAATTTTTGCAATACTTGATAAGGTTCACAATAAGTTGTGTAAAATTGTCTGTATTGACGGGTTGCGCTACGTATTTCTGATATATGTTTCGAGGTTGTAACGCTGTAACCTCTATCATTTATCATAATAGCCAATTGCCCGGCCTCATTCGTAATGAATTCACCTAACAAATAGTGATGACCGTATGAATAAATCTTATTAGGATTATCAAAAAAGCAATTACCACATTTTGCTTCGCTTTGTGTTCTTTGAGCAAAAAGATGAATAACGTCGGATGATTTGTTAAATACTTTTTTCATGGTTTCTATTTTTTAGTTTGTTAATGGTTTGTACCTATAAAACCCCCTTGCTAATTAAAACAAGGAGGTTTGTATTTTATTCACAAGATACTTTTAAAACATCTGCATTTTTGAACATAGATGTTCTTTTAAAAGCTACATCAAACTTTTCAAACTGGTTTTTAGTGATTTTAGTACTACTCCAATTAAATACAAGTTCTTTGGTATGCGTATAAAAGATATAACTAAATTTAGGAAGTCCAAAATTGATAATATACACGTCTAATTTAAGTTTAAACTGTATTTCTCTGATTTCTTTGTTTGCTTTGTCTCTTAGTTCGGTTATTTCTTTTTCTTTTGCTTCTGTCTTTGCATCGCTTTTACGTTTTGCAATAGCGTAGGGCAAATAATATCCGGATTCAATTTTACTTTCAATATCTTTCTTTTGTTCGTCGGATAAGGGTTCGTATTGATAACGTTTTGAATCGTTAATAAATTCATTTTCGGTTAACATTTCAAGTAACTTAATCGCATTAGTGGCCTCATTTTCCCATCTTTCGAGAATACCCATATTTTCAAGCAAGTACGCAAAATAAAGCTTATCATCTAAGGCAATAATCAATTGATTTGCTTCTTTGTCAGTCAATCGTAGATAATCCCGACCAACTTCAAAAGATGTATTTTGAAAGTGATAACGGCCATTTTCAGCCGCATACATAGGCCGGCCTTTACAATCGCATAAATGCAAACGATTAAATATTTCAAATTCAGGCCAAATTTTGGCTATTTCGTCACCGCACGCCCCACCGTGAGACATATATTGGTCTGTTTTTGGCTTTCCTTTTTCGTAACATGAGCCTGTTATATCAAAATCCTGATGACCATTTTTGCATTGGTCGTTTAATCTAATTGAAATTTCCCATTGTTCGCCGTTGGGTGCTATTCTGTTTGTTTTGTAGGTTAAATTATTTGTTTTCATGGTTTCTAAAATTTAGTGTGTGTGATTAAAATAAATTGGTTTGTACTGGCAAAACCCCGCACCCAATGAAGGATACGAGGCAAACCAAAACACTAACTATGAAAAAAACAAACCTATTTCTTTTTGTTTGTTGATACAAAAGCATTCCTAAAGAGAAAAGAGAATGCTACAAAGCCAATGGCGTACAATACTACTGCGATCATAATCATTTATTTTTTAAGGTTAAATTTTATTTTTACTTTTTTAATCTTCCCAGAAAATCTATAATTACCATTATTGTATAATTGATATTTTCCGGTAAATATAAATACGCCAAAAGATCCGTCGTTTTTAAGTAGTTCTTTTTTACTGATAAATTCATTCATTTGCTCAAATAACCAAGGGGACATTTCGAGATTTTTGAATTCGAATTCAATAGGCTCTATTTTGTTCCATGCTGTATGAGTAAATAGGATAAACCCCTCATATATTTGCCTATGGTTTGGGGCTAAATGTCCCCAGGTTTCTCGCATAACTTGATCTTTCACGCGGGCGTTATAAGGGGCTAAAATTTTAGAATATGACATGGTTATTATTTTTTAAGGTTAGACAAAAATTGTTCAATTGATTCAATAAAAGCTTTTCTGCTTTTTATGCTGTTTTCGATTTCGTTTAAATCAGTGTGTGACATAGCTAAAATTATAAATTGGTTGTACCACCAAAACCCCGGCACTAATTAAAGTGACGAGGCTAAAAGTGAGTGATTATTTAAGGAATATCAAAACCATCTAATTTCAATTTTGAATGGAGTATGTTTATCCTTTCTTCAAAAGAAAATAAATAGGATAAATCAGAGAATTTTACACCACAACAAAACTCGAAACATTCTTTTGCATTGATTTTAGAATGTATATCTAATGTCAAATACCATTTCATGTTATCAAAGGATTAAGACAAAGAAATTTGTTCAGTCTCTTTTACAATCGTTTTGTAAGTAATACCCATAAGGATATAATCAATCGCATTCTTAGCAATATCAAGATCATCGCCACAAATCAACATTTTAAATACGTTTGGAAGTATAAAAATACCTTCCAATGTGTTTAGATGTTTGTTGGCCTCAGTGATATTATCATTACTAATTACAATAAATAAAGTTTTCATAGTATGTATATTTTAGTTTGTTTGCAATT